GGCATATTCAGTCGGATTAACAACCTCTATAATATAATTATTTCCTTGTTTATACACAGGAAGCGACCTAGCATAAGCCACTCCATTCCATCCTTGTCGTAAGAATCCTGTATCAACTGGTGTTCTTCTAATTACTTTCCCAAGTAATCGTGCTGCTAATTCTCTTGCTGCATCCTTGCAAAACTTATCTAAATCAATCTTTGTAAGCTCCTCCATCTTTTTACAAACTCTTTTAAACTCTCTAAAATCAACACTGCCCCATCTAGCCATTATGCTTTATCCTTAAATAACTCAAGTATTATTTCTTGATGATTTGGATATATAGCTGATTCTCCACTTCTTACATACTCTTTATCATTTATAATAAGTTTTGAACCTGCTTTAATTTCTATATCTGGAGATATAAAGAGTTTAATAGTTTGCTCTAGCTTAGCTACTTTCCCTTCTGTAGCAGAAACTATATTTTTATATGAAAGTTTACATGGTTGATTTTCTAATACAATCACTTCTTTATTGTTAGTTCGTTTTGTTACAGGGTCTTTAATTGGCTGATACTCAACTATAGTACATTTATCTCTATATAACATTTCTATTGCTTTTCTAGTTTTACTTACCATCTTAAGCACCTAAAGGTTAATATCTTATTCTTGCCATAAGTAGTAAGATAAGCTATTAAGCTATCAAAGCGTTGTTCTGGTGTTTGAGAACCACTTCCTATAGCAAAATCTACCTTTGTATCACCTTCTGATATAGACTTTTCTACAGCTTCAAAGTTAATGCTTTCTATATCTAATTGACCCATATTTTTCTTGGTAAATAAGAACTCTCCAACTATCATATCAACTTCAATTTCTTTCAATTCAATTGGCATAGTTTTTATATTACAATCTAGTTTAATAATATTTTCTATTTTTTCTCTTACAAAACCTATTAACCACTTATCTCCATCTTTTAATATATATCCAAAACTTTCAAGTCTTTTTTCTATTTCATCAATTATATTATTTTCCATAATTTTCACCTACTTTTTAGTAAGTTTATTTTTCTCTTTAAGCTGCTTATTTTCTTCTTCTAAAGACTCAACTTTTGACCTTAAAATATTATTTTCAGCTATTAAATCTTTTACATTTAATGACTTGCCATACTTTACTGCCTTACCAGTTTCATCTATCAAATCATATCCCATCTCTAAGAAATCATCTATTTTACATTCTTCTATAGTTAATATTCTATTTAATTTCCTTACTTGTGCCATTATGCTCCAGCTCCTTCAACAACAAATTGTATTGCATCAGCTTTTTTATTTAATATAAATACATCCTCAAAACTTTCTTCAAAGTAGAAGTATTTTCCCTCTGTAACTGCTGTTGGTTCGTCTAACTTAGAGAACTGATAAGAAACAGGTGTAATTATTGCACTTGGGTGAACTAAGGACATAAAGATTTGTTTAGCTCCTGCTCCTACTTTCCATCCAGTTGTAAAATCATATGCAGTTTTCATTAGATTAGATGGTACTTTAATTATTTTAACTGTGTCAATATCAGTTGTTTGACGATTAAGAGAAGTTCCTGCATCCTTTATATTTACTGTTCTTTGTATCTCTTTTGCATTTTTGATAAGTGTATTTACTACTGGAGTAACATACAATATTCTTCCATTTTCAGGTACTCTAGCTTCTGTCATTTTTTCCATTAACTTATCAAATACTTCTAATACGTTTGTTGTTGTAAGAACAGTTGTATCTGCTGTATTACCTAATGTGGTCCAATCAGCATATATTTTAGATATACAGTAAGCATCCATCTCTGGAAACTTTTGTTCCTCATTATATACTTTTGTTATATTGCCTATTGAAGCCACATAATTAGTTTGGTTTATATCTGCTGGATGAACCAATGTTGACCATTTCCTTTGATTAGTTAATACCTTAGGTTCCCAAGCATTATCATAGTTTCTTTGAGCTACTGCTATTGTATCTCTGTTTGAATCTACTCTTCCAGTTGTAGATATAGTTGGTATTTCTATTGTTTTAGAACCAGTCCATCTATATCTTCCATTATTTGGTGTTGCATACAAATCCCCGAAGTTTAAAGTATAAGGATATGCTTGTGCTAAAACATTTGAATATTCTTTTGCATAATTTAGTGCTGCCATTTTATTTCCTCCTATTTATTATTATTTTCATGAGGTCTTACCCCAGTAAAATTAAAACCAAAATCATTTATCTTAGGCTCTTGCCCTGGTGTTATAGTATCTATTTTAGGCTCTTCACCTTCTAGTGTTGCATTAAACAAATAATCTTTATCCTGTTTCAAAGGGTTTATTTGCTCTTCAAAAGCTTTTTGTCTATCTTTACTATTTCTTAGTGCTTCTATATCTAAATGAGCTTTTAACGCTATTTCATCCCTACATTTAATAGACTTAAAAGCATCATTTAACCAGTAATTAAAGTCCTTTTCTTCAATTTCTTTTTTGTAGGTTTCTTCCAAAGTTTTCTTATCAGTTTCATAAGTTGTTTTTAGATTCTCTACATCTTCTTTTGTCATACCTCCTTCAAACTTTTTAATAGCTTCATTAGCTGTATTAAGTTGTGTTTCAAGATTTGTATAATCTTCTTGAGTAATTGTAGTCTCTTTTATTTTCTTTTCTATAGATTTTTGAAGAGAAACTACATCAATTTTGTTATTTTCTATTTTTATTCCTTCTAGCAATTCTTTTAACCAATCCATCTTTTAAATATCTCCTTTCATTTTTTACACAATAAAAAAAGTCTTTAAAGACTTTTGTCTAGTGATTTATTTAATTCTTCTCCTACTTTCTTTAGAATTTCATCAGAAACTTTATCTATATTAGCTTCATTTTTTTCTTTTAATTTATTGCAAAGAATACCTACATTGACATTAGCAATACAATTAATAAAGATTTGTACTACACAAACTACAGCTATAACTTGAGTTAATATTTACATTAAAATTACCTACTTTTTTAAACTTTTACATAATAAAAGCACCTACTAATTTATTGTTCAGTAAGTGCTTCTAACATTGATAACTCATTTCTTTTTTCAAATCGTTATTTTTAGCAGCTTTTATAAGTTTAGAAATAGCTTTTAACGTTGCTGATTTACTTATATGTTCATCTTTTGACTCTTTTATTATTTCATAATTATAAAAATCATCTAAATATATTTTTATTCTTCCATCAAGCTTATTTTCTTCATATCCATAACTATATATAACATATTCATTATTCTTTTCTAATAAGTTCATTAAGACAATCATCTTCTTCAAACTCTCCTTTCTGTTTAATTAATTCTTTATACCAATCATGCTTTTTCTCAGTCATTCTATGGGCTTCTAAGTTACTTATATTATACTTTTTCTCAAATATACTTTCAAGGTATTCATGTTTTAATAAGAGAATATCAATATCTTCGTATGTACCATTTATAAGTCTTTGCCAAGCAACTGACATACTATAGTCAGAATCCAACATACGTCTAGTTCCATCTCTCATTATATGAGTATTGTAGAAAATATGATTTTTAATTTGACCTATACTTTTTTCTGACCAATTTGTATTCTTTGATATTTTGGAAATATCATCTTTTCTATTTCTAATATTATCGTAATATAGTTCTGCTTCTTCTTCTCTTCTTATATTCCACTCGATATCACCTTTAGTATATTTTGCACCAGTTTGTTTACTATTATTTTTAACATACTTCTCATACCACTCATTATACTTCATACTAGATGGTACATAATATGTTTTTCCATCTTCTCCTCTTGCTGCTCTATAGCCTTCTTCATCCTCGAACCAAGGAGCTGTTGTTGTCCTACAACGACAATGAAATGGTGGAGCTGTTATTCCAACTTGATAATCTTTCATATCAAATATTTTTCCATCTAACTCTCTGCATATATTTGAAGTTCTTAAATCTAATGTAGCAATAATCTCATATTTCTCTACATCTAAATCATTAAAACAATCTTTTCTTGAAGCTGATGCAAAGAAAGCTGATTCAGTCATTATTAAGTTCTTAGCTTGTGACTTAGATACCTTAAATCTCTTAGCAAAGTCATTTACTAGCTTCTTTGGATTTTCACCTCTAATAATTGATTGAGTTAGCTTAGTATGTAATTCATTTACTAAAGCAGGTCTATGCTTACCCCAAATCCTTTCACTGAAGTTTAATCCATCACTAGTCCAAGGCTTAGAAATAACTTTATTTATTCTGTTAGTATCAAGACTCATTAAACTCCAACCAACGTTTACTCCTTGTTGAACATTAAAAGCTGTATGATAGTATCCACTTGTATAAATATCTCTCATTAGTTTATCAATACCATCAAGTTCATTTCCATATAAAACTTCTACTTGTTGCTGTATTTGCAGTTTTAAAGCTTCAAGCCTTGTTATATGAACTCTTGCACTAGCATTTTCTAACTCTTTCATCCACTTTTGATTTATAGCATTTTCTTTACCATATTTAATATATTCTTCTACACTCCATTTAAACTCTTCTAGTTCTCTTGTATTTAGCAGTTTCTTAGCTTCCAATAAAGATATTCCCTCATTTTCAGTGAATCTGTTATACCATATAAGTATATCTCTTTCTATATTAGACATTGCTAGTTTATATTGTTTTTCTAATTCAAGATAATATTTTATACTTTTATTATTCTGAGCTTCTTCTAATTGTTCAAATCTCTTCCTCCAATAATCTTTATGTTTCATCTATAACACCATCTTGATTATTAGGAATTAAATCATCATACTCTTTTTGAGTATCTTCCTGTTTTTTAAGTCTTTCAAGTTCGTCATTAACATCCTCGACCCAAGGATGGTTAGAAACAATAGTTTCATCTGATACAATTCCAGTTGATTTAGCTGCCATATCTATCTTTTCAGCTTCATTTATTATCATAGAGTGATTAAAAGTAATTTGAACTGTTTTATAATCATAGCTCTTACTACCACTTATCTTTAAATACTCACACACAAACCATAAAAGCTCTCTAATTGCTTTTTTAAACTTCTTTTCAGTCTTAGAACATTTTAAGTCAAGTAGTGAATATAAAAATTTAAGTGCTACACCCGATTTGTCACCTGTGTTTTGAGATTCTGGATTAACTCCTTGACCAAAGATAATTATATTCTTTTCCAATCTATCAAGAAGCTCCTTTTTAGCTTCAACTGGTATATTTATCTCTAGTTTATCAACTCCACCTCCACCATCTACTTTAATTGATTTATAGTATCTTATATTATCTATAAACTCTTGTAGACTTGTTCCTGGATATTCTTTTAATACATAAATAACCTCTTGTATTTCATCTAAGTTATCTGCTAGTGTAGAAATATTATTGTCATATATATCTATTAATGATTTATAGAAAGTTAAATCTGAGACACACTTTTCATTATTTTTAAAAGGTATAAATGGAACTTTACCCCAACCCTGTTCTTTGTTATTTATTCTAAAATGACCTTCTTGTATATCAGTCATTTTTCCATATTCATCATATAAAAATTCTTGAACAAAACCATTACCTCTTTCAACAAAGTAAGTTACATCATTTTCTGTGTAGTACTCAACTCTTTTTATTTTATTTCCATCTATATCTTCAATATAATAAAACCTAATAAATGCAACTAATTCCCTCTGTCTTTTACTATCCCAAATAGGAATTGCTTCTTCAGCTGGAATTATTACATATTTAAACTCACCTTTTCTATTAATATATGGATGTAACCATTCAACCCCTTTATTACTAGCATTGAGATATAGTTCTGTTATTGTATCGTCAAACTCTTCTCCTAGTAAGTCATTTAAAAGCTTAGTGAGATTATCATCATCTGCATTAAATACGATTGGATTTCCAACACTATAGCCCACTTTTTGGTCAACTAAAAGCTTATGGTAGTTGTTAATTGCTTTATTATTAACCTTAGTAAAATCATCAACCTTAGCTCCATCTAAGAGATAATATCTTCTCTTATTGTTTACATCAGTATTACCATAATAGTATTCTTCTCCTTGTTTATATTTCTCTGGTCTATGTTTTAAAATATAATGCTCTATGACTTTTACTAGGTTAAAGGTGCTCTCTTTTTTTAACTGAACTTTTATTAAATCTGTTTCACTTATATAAATATTTAACACCTCCTTTACTTTAAGAAGCTTATTCCATTATTTTTAAGCTTATTATCTATAGAATATCTAAGCGCAGCCATTGCATCATCCATAAACTCAACTGGTTCATCAAGATATAATCCAGTTCTTTCATCTTGTTTCCATTTCCATTGTTGTATTTCTTTTATGGTATTAGTGCAGCTAGGATGTACATGTATTCTTAATTGTTTCAAATAATCTATTTGAGCTTTAACACTTCCTGGTCCTTTTTTAACTCCTTTAGCTTTATATCCTGCACTCTTCCACATCTTAATTCTATCTGGTTCAGCACTATCACAGTACATAAATAGAGTCTTTTCTAAACCTCTACTATTTGCAATCTTTATGATTTCTGAAGTATCCATTTCATGTACATATATTTCATTACATATATATAATTCTCCATCCTTAAAGCCAATTCTAAGTACTACATTTGCATGGTTAAATCCAAAGTCTTGTGATAACCTCATATTGTCAAAATACTCAAATTCTGTAGGAAATTCATGTATAACATAATTTTTAAGTATTGCTCCACCAGTTTCTCCCCATTCTCCAAGACCATAGACTTTGTACCCTTCTGGGTCTTGCTCTTTTCTCATTTGCATTCTTCTGTAGTAAGCTTCATCTATGAATCTATTTTGTAGATAAGTACTATGATGAGTAAATATATCATCATTTTTATAGTCAAAATACTTTCTTTTTATCCAATGAGTAGCTGAGACTGGATTAAATGTAAATGTCATTTGATAATACAAGTTAGGATTAGTTAAAATACCTCTTAAACGGTCATCTAGTATGTCTATGTCACTTTCCATAAGTTCTGTAGCTTCTTCACACCAAACCCATGTTAATTTTCCTTTCGAGAAGTTAATTGATTTTAATTTTTCTCTTTGTTTTGCATCATTAACTCCTCTGAAAATTATAGAGTTACCAGTAACTTTACTCTTAATTTCTAAAGGATTTAAAGTAGTTTTCCAATACTTATCAGCTTGTTTACCATAAATACGATTTATAGCTCCTGTAAGCTCTGCATACGTTGAATACTTATGTGTAGCTTCTGACTTTCTAACTACTAATAGATTAGCTCCTTGATACTTCTTATCTCCTAACTTTAGTATATAGTCTTGTGCTACATTAACAGATTTTCCACTTCCTGCTGAACCTTTCATTGCTCTGTATCTTTTTTTAGTAAAATTAGCTTCCTTGAAATCTGGATTAAAATTTACTCTAACTATCATTTCTATCACCATAATCTACACTTATTTTCAACTCATCATCTCCAATATCATCTTTACTTAGGTTATTAACTTCACATTTCAACTTCTCAACTCTATTTTTCTGCTCCTCTGTAGCTAAATTCCAATCCTTATGAATCATTTCATCATACTGTTTAATTAAACTCCTTAACTCACTCATAGCCCTACTCTGTGCATTAAGAAAAGATGCTTGCCTATCCCATGCAAATTGAAATTCATACTCTATCTTCTCACCATTTTCTGTGCTTTCATATTTCTTTAATTCTTTAACCATTTCTTCCTTGCCTTTAACATACATTATCTTTTGTGCTCTTATTATTGCTGCATATTGAATTGTTATCTGTTCCCAAAGAATATCAAATTTATCTTTATTCTTTATCTCATTAATTAAGTCTTGGGTTTCTTCAGGTAAGTATTTTGAGAAGAAACCAAACTTTTCAGCATTCTTATTCTCTTTTGGAGCACCATGGCCAACTGAATTTTTATTAGAAAAGGGTGCACCCCTTTTATTTATAGGTGCACCCTTCTTTTTTTCCTTTGACCAGTTGTATCTTTTTATCCATGACTTTAAAGTGTTTAAGCTAATGTCATACTTTGATGCTATTTCCTTTTGTTTCATTCCTTTTAAGTAATCTTGTTTTACCTTTTCTTTGACATCTTGCACATCACCACCTCTTTATTTGTTTGTTTTGGGAATAAAAAAAGAACCTCATAATTGAGATTCTTTTTTTGTTTACTCTACTTTAAGATTCAATTCAAATTCAGTCCCACATTCTAAACATTTAACTTTACCATCTTCTAGTATTTCAAATTCAGATATTTTTTCACATATTTTACATTTTTCTTTGAACTTATTTCCAACATTTTGTGATGTAAATATAGTAGGGTTATTTTCAACTTCTTTTTTTAAATCATCAATAACACTGTCAAAATTCAAATTACCACTTATCTCAAATCCCACATAATCACCTCCTTATAGTATAGTAAATTCTATGTTATTATACAATATCCTTCAACAATCGTTCGACAATAGCAGAATTCACCACAATTTTATGCTAATATTCTATTGAAAGGAGGTGTTCTTATGAGTAAAAATATTGACATTAGAAATTTAAAGCAATTTCAAAAGAAAATTGAAAGAATGGAACAAAATTTAAAACCTGACTTTGATAAGATTCGCACAATAATTCTTAGCAAGAAATTTATGAACCAACACACTAATTTTGATTCTTTTGATGAACTACTTGCATTTGGTAATTACATAGTCAATTCAGAAGAAGACTTTTTAGCTATTCCTGATAATGAATTTGATTTATTTATAGTTAAAAATACTGATTTCCCAGATTGGCAAACCATGCTTGATTCAGCATATTCAAAATATTTAGAGTCTTGCCTTAGATAAAACATCTAGACAACTTTCAAAATGTTTATCTAATTCTTTTATGATTTCCCTAGATTCCTTTATAAACTCAGCCATATAACACACACCACTTGCAGGTATCTTGAATTCAGAATCTAGGGAATTTTTTCTTTCTGATACTACATCTTGTGTGTTTTTCTTAATCTCCATAATTTCATTCTCCTTTTAATTTATTGTATAAAAAAAGACCATCTATCAAGATAGTCATTTTAGATTTTATGTACTTTTATTTTTTTAGATATTTCAACATTTGAACTAAATAGTCCCCATCTAACGAATCTGTTTCGTCTTTATCAAGGCTTCTTTTTCCAAAGTCTACAAATCCATTATCCTTATAAAATTCAATTAATTTAGGTTTATCTTCACATTCAAGGTACACTATTTTCCCACCCATATCTAACTGTACTGCTTTTATCTTGTCACATGCAATTTTTAGAAGTTCATCACCCTTGATTAATTTATTATAATTATTTGAATAATTCTTTCCTATTTGCCCTATCAAAGGTGCTCCAATAATATATCTTCTTAGTTCTTCATTGTATTGTCCAAACTTCACTATTTTCCTAGCTAAAGAGTTTGATAATGTTTTTCTTTTTATTGTAAAATACTTATTAGCTAGAGTGAAATATCCAACTATAACAGGCTTGCCTTTATAAGAAGTTAGCACTAAATGTGTACTAGCCAAACCTTGTTTAGAAAATTCAATAGCTTTGTTTTTTAAAAATTCTTCTACATCTTTATTAAGGGGACAAGAAAAACTGGAGAGAATTTTTTTAACTTCTTCTTCCTCCAGCTCTCCTAGCATATTACTTAAGTTTACAATTAAATAGCCACTCATTAAAATCTCCCGAATATATCCTTTATTTTATCTTTTGGTACTTCTGAACATTTTTTACTTAATACAACTTCTTTTTCTTGTTTATTTTTAGCATTTTCTAGAGCTGATACTAGATTTCTTCCAAATGCCTTTTTTCTTACATCTACATTTTTTAAAATACTTTTTGTAGCCATAAGTACCACCTTCCACTTCACTATTATAATTTAATTATACTGACGTTACGTTAAATATGCAATACATTTCGAGGAATTATCAGTTGGCATTTTGTACATGATTTTATTATTATTATTCACAATATGTACATTTTATATAATAAAATTACTGTTATTTATAATTAATTTAAATAACTTACACTATAAAAAATTATGTCATATATCTTATGTATATTAATTCAAATGCTTGCTAAGTATTTAATTTTAAGTATGCACATTATAATATACCTAAACAAATAGTATTATGACAATAAAAATTTCTTTTTTCTTTTTAAAAAGTAAAATGCTAAGTTTGGAGTAAACTTAGCCTTTTTAGTAGGGAGATACATATTATTATGTTGCAAGTTCTAAGAATCGAACTTAGACTAAGCACCTGCACCTGCATGGTGAGTGAGGTTACCAAGCCCCACTCGGTTTTTAGACTTCTGAATTAAGATAAAATTGTATGAGATTTTAGTCTTAATTCACTGCTACATATAGTGTATTAATAGGTTTTGAACATAGTTAGAATTGAACTAACAGCGTCCTCACGCCCTGCCTAGTCTGTTCATA